GATGCTCATGACACGAAAAAACCGCATGAGCGCGGTTGTGCTCTATATTGAATTTCGGGTTTCCACGCCCGGCCCCCGCTTTATAAGGTGCCTGAGCAGTGTAACGTCCCGGAATTGCAGAATCAATATGCAAACGGTTATTTGCCGTTAAACTATTCATGCGTTAGTTTCTCCACAACCAGAAGCAATCGACGCCACGACGCCCGGAGCTGCACACTCGCGGGCGTTACTCTTTTCTGGAGCGCAGAAGATTTTGTAGACCAGTGCTGCATGCTCCTGGAGCTTCGAAATTGAAAGATACAGTTCGTCGTTAATTGCTGTTTTCTCATGCGGTTCCACTACCCCATCTTCGATTGCCGAACGAATCTGCTTTGAGTAACTCCCGATCTGTTCGATGACTTCCAGCAGACGCTGGTTAATATCGGCGTTGTCCACATCCTCGACGTCAGGAAGAGACACAAAGACGCCATTTGCAGACTGCGCCACAGCGTCAGCAATGAAGTGAGTTCCACCAGCACGTTGTAAAATCATTGCCCATCCCAGCGGGAAAATCTGATCGCCATCGGCACGAAGGCGATTGAATAAAGCGTTCTCTGTTACATCCAGCCACTCAGCAGCTTCAGCGTAACCCCCCGGCAACGCCGCGATAGTTTTTCTGACAGCTTTCACGTACCACTCAGGCTGTTTTTCTACTTTCCAGTGATGCTTACCCACGGTTAGCCTCATCGTTCTGTGGTTAAAAATTGAAGGTGTTCTGTTAATCTTTCGGATAGATATCCGGTCTTAAGTCAGATTTCGTAATTGCACCTGACGTGCATTGCTCAAGTTTTTTAGCCAGCACAAAACTGGCTTTTTTATAACCATTGAAAACCAGCCGTAAGTAGCCTGGTGTTGAGCCAACTTTTCCGGCCAACTCGCCCTGCTGTTCTTTGGTTAAAGAGTCCCAATACGCTTTCATACAATATGTACCTCCAATATACATACTACATGATTGAGATGAACCTTAAAGATACTTGTACCCTATCGGTACAAAGGTTTTAATTTCGTTATGAAAACAGTCCATGACATCCGGCGGTCTAACGCCAGAAAACTGAGAGATGGTGTTGGCGGGAATTCTTCCTTTGCCACCATGATTGATCGCGAGCCAACCCAGACCAGCAGGTTTATGGGAGATGGTGCTACTAAAAATATCGGTGACAGCATGGCACGGCACATCGAAAAATGTTTCGACCTGCCTGTCGGATGGCTTGATCAAGAACACCAGACAACAAACATCACAAAAAAACCTGATGTTTCAATTACTAACAAACAAATAACGTTAGTCCCTGTCATATCATGGGTACAGGCCGGAGCATGGAAAGAAGTTGGCTATTCTGAGGTTGATTTGAGCACAGCAGAAACTTATCCCTGCCCTGTACCCTGTGGCGAAATGACTTATATCTTGCGGGTGATTGGTGATTCAATGATTGATGAGTACCGCCCGGGAGACATGATTTTTGTAGATCCTGAAGTCCCTGCCTGCCACGGTGACGACGTTATTGCATTGATGCACGATACAGGCGAAACCACCTTTAAGCGGTTGATAGAAGATGGAACACAGCGTTACCTCAAAGCATTAAACCCAAACTGGCCTGAACCTTACATTAAGATCAACGGTAATTGCTCTATAATTGGCACAGTAATTTTCTCAGGAAAACCAAGAAGATACAAAATAAAGGCCTAATCAATATTTATAACCTGCTTCGGCAGGTTTTTTTATACTTGACAATGTACCCTTGAGATACATAATGTATCTAAAAGAAACATGTCACAGGCAAGATTAAACAAAATTTGGTTGTAACACGGCGTATGGCACATGCGTCGTTAGCGGTCTGGGGACGTTAAAGGGGACAATCCACTCCTTGCTCGGGCAAACAAACCAGGTAGCCGGAATGTGCAAGTCAATGAGGATGCTGATAAGACGCCTAACCAGCGTGGCGGTTCGGTTTGACACCTGGGAAGAGACCAGGGTGCAACGATGAGGGCATTTATGGAACCGCGACAAAGTGTGGTGCCGTAACTGGCTAAGTGCTCTCAGCGTTGTGGTGAATGCGCAGGCTGATGCACGAAAGACATTGCAGCTATTGCGGAAAAGAGCTGTTCGGCGGGGCAATTAAACGCCCGTGAGAGTCTGAAATAACCGCAAGCCGGAGATCAGCATCGGTCACCACAGCAGCCACTGCTTTGGCGGTACCAGTTTGTACACTTGCTTCCGGCTGGTACCGCTCTTTTTACAAAACAGAGAAGAGCATCACCGGACGACGGGCTCATAACCCAATCCACCCGGGCGGCTGCCACCGCAGGTGTTCTTCTCTGTTTTGTGGAGAAACTAATATCTTGTGCAGAGGAAAATAGAATGAAATTACCAAAATTTCGTAACGCAATTGTGTACCGAGCAACATTACCTAGTATACAGGCTATTGAAGGTCATCTTCTCGAACTCCCTTATTCTGAAATCGGGGAAACAGAACTTTCACGGTCCTCTTTTGTAGAGAATCCTGTCACTGGTGAACTGGTAACTCCGATATCTGGTGGGTACGCAATGGTAATCCGTCATGATCAGAAAATAATTCCCCGACATGTCGTCATGAAAGAAGCTAATTCTCGAATCCAAACAATCGAAAATATGTCCGGGAATAAATTAAAGCGTGCCGAACGACTGACCATTATTGATAACGTACGAGTAGATCTATGCAAACAGGCATTTGTTAAGTCTACGCTGATTCTTGCATTGTACAGCACTGATGAGAAATTATTGGTAATCAACACAACCAATAAAATAATAGCCGGTATGGTATGCGCAATGCTGATTAAGGTTGTCGGTTCAGTGAAAACAGAAACAATCAACATCAGTGATATCAAGAATGGACTGACTACACGCCTGAATAACTACATCAATGGTGCAGCCAATGCATTTGAAGGATTCACTGTCGGAAATTATATTCAGCTATCACGCTACGCAGATCAAAAGGAAATTATTCGCTACTCAGCTGAGCATGAGTCAATTCAAAGCGAACTGGCCGATAGCCTTAGTAGTAGTTTCACTGCTGATAAAATGGAGTTATCCGGTTGCGGTGTGACCTTCATTCTTACCGAAAATTTCCATTTTTCGCGCATCAATACTCAATCTCAGACATTTAATGATGAAGATGATAAAGCATTCCAGTGGCGTCATCAGACTGGCGCTGACCTTTTCCAATTCAGCAAGGTAGTTAATTTGATGTGTGACCTTCTTTCTTACAAAGAAGATAAAAGCCAAAATCCAACAACTTAAAAAAATTGCAGCAATCATCCCATGTCAAATGGGCTGGATTGCTGCAATCAAAATTCAGAGCGGTGCAGCGCATATAACGTGGAGAACAAAATGTCATTTATTAAAACTTTTTCCGGGAAGCATTTTTATTATGACAAGATAAATAAAGACGACATCGTGATTAACGATATCGCGGTTTCCCTTTCAAATATCTGCCGCTTTGCCGGTCATCTTTCTCATTTCTACAGCGTCGCCCAACATGCGGTGCTTTGCAGCCAGCTGGTACCGCAGGAATTTGCTTTTGAAGCATTAATGCATGATGCAACAGAAGCGTATTGCCAGGACATCCCCGCGCCACTGAAACGCCTTCTTCCTGACTATAAACGGATGGAAGAAAAAATAGACGCCGTAATCCGTGAGAAATACGGGTTACCTCCTGTTATGAGCACGCCAGTGAAATATGCCGATCTCATTATGCTGGCAACCGAACGTCGCGATCTCGGGCTTGATGATGGCTCTTTCTGGCCAGTACTGGAAGGTATCCCGGCAACAGAAATGTTCAAAGTTATTCCACTGGCTCCGAGCCATGCCTACGGGATGTTTATGGAGCGCTTTAACGAGTTATCGGAGTTACGCACATGCGCATGAATGTTTTCGAAATGGAAGGGTTTCTTCGCGGGAAATGTGTACCACGAGATCTGAAAGTGAATGAAACAAATGCTGAATATCTGGTGCGTAAATTTGCTGAAGCGGAGGCCAAGATTTTGGCTCTGTCCGAAGACCAACAGAAAGCGATTGAGTCAATTAAGCAGGCTGATGCAGCTGTTAAGTTGGCACACGAGAAGTTTTCGGCGCTGGCGGCGGAGAATGCGGGGCTGAAACACGCAATGGCCGTAACTCTTGAGCATGTGTCGGTCACGGATGCAGGGCAGGCTGGTGTTGCTGCAATGATTATCAACGATGCCCTGCACCACAGCGAAACTCCAGCCACCGATGATTTCCTGGCTGAAATTCGTGCGGAAGCACGCAACGAGGGGATTAACTATACCGCAAGCCGTCTTGCTGCTGCTTTCAATCACGGATTTATCAATAAGTCTTTACGTGAAGTTTTCGACGTTACACGCATGATTCTGTCAGCGAAAGAAGAGTTGGCTAATGAACCACACCCGATTGATGGCCTGTCCGGTGAATATGCGGAGAAATCCCTAGAAGAATGGGCGGAACAGATTCGCAAAGGAGGCAACCAGTGAGCGGAAAAAGAATGACTAACAGAGAGCTTGTTGATGCCGCGATTAAGCTTGCTGGTGATTTTTATTCAATGATGGGGTACGCGCATCGCCCTGGATTCAAATATTGGGAATCACCGCATCCGCAAGAGCAACTGGTATTTCAAATGGCCTGCCGTGCTTTTGAGGTTATTCGCGGTTCTGATGTGATGGACGCCGTTGCCGACTTGGAGGATGAAGAGTGACCCAAATTAACTATCAGGCACTGCGTGAAAAGGCAGAGAAAGCAACTAAAGGAAGCTACATCGTAGGGCATACATCTGTTAACCAGCACGGCAATTTAACAGGAGTTTTTGTTTGCCAAAAATGGAAAGGAGAACCCGGT